AAGTTTCCGTTGAGTTTGTCGTTTGTAGCCTCATTTACAGAGCCCTGAGAAAATGATGTAAACTCTGCATCTCCATCACAGTAACTACTAACATTAACACCATTAAAAAATGCATATACTTGAGTTTTAGGTTTCAACATCTCAGCCTTGAAACTAATAGTACGACTTCGCATAAATGGTATAATATTAACTTCGACAACTTTAGAACCTTTATCTACAGTTGTTGTTGAAGGAACCGCACGTGTCACCAGTCCACTACGTGTTTGTCTAGTAGTTTGCGTCCCGGTAATCGTAGTTGTAACAGGAATTTTTTCCTGAATTGGTGGTTGTGGAAAGCTGGGTATTCCTGTCCTCGTTCCCCCGAAAATACCGATATCAATATTAATCGGAATACTACCAATTCCAGGCCACATTCCTGTTGGTATCTGATATTCGCTACCACTTCCAGTCGGATGAAAACCGTTCTTATCAGTGAATCCGATAGCTCCCGCGGGGAGAACAATTGTTTCAGGCGTTGGTTTGGGTGCCGGTATTATATATTCTTCCGACGGCTTAGTCGGCTGCGAAGGCGGAACCGGGTCAGTTTTGACAACTACCGGTCCTGGAGGAGGACTTGGTTTTGACGGTGCCGGGTTCGGGATTGGTGCTGTCGACACTGGCGGAGAGGCCGGCTTACTCCATTCCGGTGAAGTTGATGATGAACCAAGAATCTCTGTTCCTGTCCAAGTGGTTTGCCAGCCATTCCATACTGTACCCAGAATACCATTCTGTTGTGCTGATGCAACCAACTGGTTATAGTGTGCATCATTATTAATGATAACCGCAGGCCGGATCTTAGTTTCTTTCCATTCGTCAGACGATGGAGAGAGTTTCATTGTTCCTTCCCAACTTACGATATTATATGGATTAACCCACTCAGCATACGATGATCGTGTTTGATCAATCAACACAGCATGTTCATATGGAAGAATACATATATCTTCGACTGAAGTTACCTTACCAGTATCGGAAGGATTTCTAATAAGCCCTATATTGTCTTCAACAAATTTAGGTCGAAGAACACCGAGCTCTTTATCTATTGCAACAGCGTAATCTGGATGTTCAACATTAGCCATATTGTGGCCATAGAATCCATCAACAATAAAGCCGTTTTTGAATCGTGACGCTCCATTTCCATCAAACAATTCTGTATCAGCAGTAGATTGCTCAATAAGAGAAAGTGATGTATAATACTCTAGTGTTTTAATTCGCTTTTCAAGTTTTCCGATATCTCTCATAGTATATCGTCTGTTATCAAACATATCTAACCCGATTGCATCAACGCTAAATACAAATGGCGGAATATCTATTTGATATAAGACCATCGAACCCTCAACGTTTTTTGGAATCTCAGGGTTTAACGCTGGGACACCAGTAACTGTACCGAATTCACCGGATGCTGTGATATATAATTTATCAATTCTTCCAAGCCAGTGTGACATTGCTGCTGTTGTTAATGTGTTATTTCTAGGCGTATCACCACCAACAAATCCATTGACCGTCATTGTAGGTCTAAAATCAATACAATCTCTTAATTCCAATTGTCCCTTTATAGAATTAATCGACGGAATACTCATATACTTGTGAATTTCGTCGTAGTCCTCAGGCACTAAATCAGGATTGTAATAAGAATCAGCAGTGAAGTAATCACCAACACCATGCTGAAAATAATCTATTAATATTGTTAATTCACCATCAGCAATGGTCTCACCTGGCCTGACAATAAGTTTTGACAGGTCATAAAAATTATCTCGTTGTCCAGGATCTAATAGGAATTTGTGTGTAATATCGATACCATCTACATTGATAACAGATCTAACTGCTGCAACATCGGCGTATCCTAAATTATATGAGGATGAACCATCTGCTACTATTGGAAGTACGGCTGCGTTAGGACTTTGTTCTTCTAGATATGTTTTTGATCTTAGCCTATTTGTGGCAAATGATCCAAACTTATTCACTGTGTAAATTACGTCTATACGATCGCCTGGAGTTAATCCACTGAAAGTAAGAGCTCCTTCGCCTACATTTGAACTAGGCGCTTTGTGACTAGGTACACCATCATTGATTGATGTAATAATATCATATACGTTATCTAGTACTCCACCACTAATAGATATAGCAGCAGTTCCTTCAGCCGTTACTGTGGCCCATCCTGTTTGTCTAACTTGATATCCGTCAATTTCAACATGTCGAACTACATCACGTGGAAGTTGAAAAATAAGAGAATTTAATCTAGTTTCATGCCTAACTCCTGAAACAGCTTGAAGTCCATCGACACCGAGTATTCCAAAGAATTTACCACTTTGTCTAATTGATCTTACATCATTAAAATTAGTAGTTGTTACAATATCAAATAGAAACACTTTATAGTAATCAGCTGCATCGTCCTCGACAAATTCAATTTCTCTTATTCTTGCTGTTCCAATCACTCCAGTGCTGTCATTAGTAGTATTAGTCTTTAACTCGATAGTAGTATAATTGTCAATATCAGGCAAACCAAGTGCAGTTGATGCTTGAATTTCAATAAAGTTTCCATAGTCATTAACAATCAACGTGCTGACTTCGTCTCGATCAGCCTCAGATCTAGGCTTGTCGATCTCAACGTTACTAACATCTGAATGAGCTATTCTAAATCCATCAACATAAGCATCTGAAGGTTCAATGGATATATTTACTTTATTATATTCACCACCATCTTCTACTCTGCGATAACCATTATTACGGCCATTGTCCAAATGTTCTGTAAGGTCTATTTGATAAGGTGTTACTGAGTAATTGCCAGATTCATCATATGTTCGTCTAGCCAACCGTTTAGAAAGTTCAGTTTGTCCTTTCTCTTGTTCGCCACTTACTGCATCTGTTTCAACTGCACCACCATACACTTTAAGAAATACAATCTTGTCTTTGTATGTCTCATCACCTTCAGATAATACTGTATCATAGTTATCTTTAACTAATGTTAGAGTGATGGCATGTCGATGGGCACCAGGAGCAGACTCATTAGGTGCGCCAGACGCATTATCAAGCAGACTAAAGTCATCTTGACTAGTTACAATTGATTCGACAACTGACAATCCAACTTGATAAGAAGGATATGGATTATATTTTGCTAGAATTAATGATTGGGCTTCAACATAAACGAAATTGCCGGCTACGAAATAAACACCTTCTTCTAAATCTACCTTTGACCCTTTCCCGATGGTATCTGGAATACCGTCCGGATCTACAAACTGGGCAGATACTCCATCCCCAATTTTTCCTGCTCTAGGAATAAGGCCAGGACTACCGTCTGGCATTTCGCCTATAGGTTGTCCGGACGACACAATAAGTTCGTTATGAGCAAACTGGCCTACTTCGTGATTTTCACCACCGTTTTCAATGTACTGAATATACAGAGTGATCGGTTCATCACCATCAAAATCTTCAGAAGGACCAGCCGGAATGGCTTCCAACACTTTAGCAACAACTTGATTAGTACTGTTCGCTGTTCCATAGATTGTGGTACCAACAAACTCTTCCAAATAGTTCCTAGTTACATAATCTGCACCATTGTGTGTAAATGTATCTACTAACTTAATATAATCATAGTCGAAATTTGTTGACCAATGTCCATCAATAACACGGTCACCGTCCCTGAATGCATACTGTCCATGGCGATCGATCTGTGCCTGTATGGCGGTTTGCATCTGTGTAAGCTCACGAGCTTGTACGGAATATCCCGGCCTAAACAATATGCGTTGAAAACCTTTTTTCTCATCATAATCGTCATGATACGGCGCGATATTGTAATTTTTGATAGTTGTTGTAGTCATTTAGTTAATACCTATTTAGGTTGTTGATTACTAGTATTATTATTTATATGTAATACTACATTTCAATTATGAGTTTTATATCTTCGATTTGTGTTACTGACCGATTGATAGGATCGCGATTTTCTAAGAAGATCATCTGACCACTATTGTTTTCTACCTCACTATCAGCTTGGTCAACGAGATCTGTTAACACTTCACTGGTACCACTCGGTCCAGAAGAATATGCTGCATTTTCACCATCCTGAAAAATACCATATCCAGTTTTTGCATTCTGATTATAGTATATTATGTGGTTGGCCGTATCGATCTGTACAATATACGCTTTCGCTAAACTATTCGATCCTTCAATGACGTCATCAGCTGAAAATTGTGTTTCATCACCAGATGTGAAACGTAAACCTCTAGTTGTGCGTAGCGTGGCTGATGTAGCAATATCGGTTGTTCCAAAGTCATGTGGATTTTTTATCAGCGTAACCTGACGGAAATCGTTACCAACCGTAAAGTCACCACCAACAACACCTTCAAGTTGAGTGTTAAGTGACACATAGAATCCACCAAGTTCACTAACTGGATCAACACCATGACCGGAGTCAGGTGTTATTACTGCTCTAGCAGTGGCATCTGCACCGCCTCCACCTGATATCACGACATCAGCAATTGAGTAACCCGTTCCGGCGGTAGTCATTATGACTTCTTTGACAGTATGATTATCAACATCAAAAATAGCTGTTGCTGTGGCACCAGACCCATCACCCGTAATAGTAACGTCAGGCGCACTAGTATAACTGTCACCACCTGCAGTAACAACATATCTTTCTATTCCTCTTAATGTTGCTGAAGCAGCAGACGATATTTGTGATTGTTGCTGTGCATAGTTTACGTCAGTATCATCAAGTATATCTGTTACTTGTAATGTTTTTACTGGCATATACGCATTTGTTAAGAATTTCTCAGAATCACCAGCTGTCAGCGTATACATGTACTTCCATACGTACCCATCACCTAATGTGAACGGATCAGTTCCAATAGTTACTGGCTGTGAGGTTGAAGCTTCTCCCGTTGAGCTAATGCATTTGTAAACTTTGAACTCATTCGTAAGAACATAAAATTTTACATTGTCATCGAATATATTACTATCTGATGAATCCCATGCTGCATATACATTTGAGGTAACCCAGTTAAATCGTGGAATAACCGTGGTGACATCACCAGCTTTCAGCCTCATCATTGCAAAACAGTTTTGTGAAGCTTCGCTTGCATCGTCTTGGTGATCATTTGGAATGAACGGAGCTGAGTCAATTGTTGATGAAACTTGATTTGACCAGTGGTCCGTTTTTCCGATCCCAATGTATATACTGTTCGTGTCATCAGCAATGTCGCGAGCGAAGTTCTCCGCATTTAGGACTCTAAATTTGGTGGTAATAATGGCGGCCATTGTCGTTTTTCCTCTTTTATTTTTTATCTATTAGTAGTTATTTATACAACTCTTTTTAGTTGTTCTGATCATATCGTGGTGATATCAATTGTTGTTGCATCATTGTATGAATTGAATATAATTTCGTCACTTTCTATCGGCACGTCACCAAACATTCCTATCGCTTGGTTGTTATTAAACATCTCCGCTGTGTCATGAATGTTGTACTTCCGCATGGAATAGTAGTTGTTTTCCTTCATGGAAAAAAGATTCAATAATATTATATCATACATAATCGTATCTTTTGCCCGAAGTTCATTCATCGGACCTGATACCAGTGTGACTGTCGGATCTATTATATATCCCACACCACTTTCATCAATATTGACACCAACGATTTCGGCTTCTTCAAGCAGCACATCGGCAGAAGCACCAGTACCACCTCCACCTGAAATGGTCACAGTGGGCTGAGACGTATAACCGGATCCTGGATTATTAATATATATCGATCGTAGCTCACCAGTTTCTTTGTTGATTCTAGTATAACCGGTTGCTGTTGTTCCTGGTACTTCTGGGTCAGAAAATGTTGCAATTGGATTGCTTAGATATCCTTTTCCGGTGTTGATGATCCGGACTCGTTTGACCGATGTTTCTTGTAAGACATAACTGCCCAATGCATTAACATTGTCAGGATGTAGATTGCCTTCAATGTCGAGCTTAGTTGGGCCAGACAATATAATTTTAGGCTCAGCACTATATGTCCGTGTATCGTCAGCACCAATAAAGATATTTGCAACTTGGCCTATGTTTATGTTATCATCTATATTGGCTACAGCGGTTGTATATCCAGATCCAGGTGTTACGGTGACCGTGGATATTTTTCCTTCCGAGTCTATCGTACATGTAGCTGTACTTCCGCTACCGTTACCTAACATGGTTATATTGGGTGCAATTCTATATCCATACCCTGGTTCAGGAATCTCAACGGATTTAATTTCTCCTCCACGAATTTTTACTGATAGTCTAGCGTTTCTATGAATCTTAGCGTAAGTAGTCGGTAACCAACTTCCTGCAAACATTTCTACAAGGAATGGTAAGTCTTCAATACCAATAACTCCTGGTTGTTTACCTGGCAATGATGACCATGTCTTTCTATCGGTTCTTGGATAGACATTAATATTTCGTGGGAGTCCATCATCACCCAGTATAGTGTCGGTAACTCCCTTAACATTATCACCTAGAATATCACGTGTCAACTCAATGAATAAAAGGATTTCACCAAAGAAAATAAACCCAGCTGGATGAACTAGTCTTTTGTAGATGTTAGTCCATTCTGTAATGTTTCTACCTGTTTTGATTAAGTAACTAAACTTTTGATAAAAATATGAGTCGTGGAGCTTAATTGAATCAGATAAGAATCCTTTTTTGTCTTTGTAGATGTTAGAATCATTGTCCCAATTACCTGAACTTGGAATTAGTGTTTTGTTGTATGGGTACTCAATCTCTACTGACTCGTTGAATAACAACCTAAAGAATATTTCTATAGACTCTGTTGATCCCCGTACTTTGTAATATTCTACGATATTTTTATATAGTGTTCTTTTATCAACACTCAGTGATTTAGGAATAAACGGAGCAATTTCCTTTTGAATTAGTTCAAGATAATGCTCCTCTGCCTGGTCGATATCAAGTGCTTCTTCTGTTGTGTTGATAGCATATGATGCACCAGCTCCGGCCCAATAACGTATTGGTGTTACTAGGGTTGCTATTTGTGTGTTAAAATCATCCAGTGCGCGTACATTAAATGTTTTACCAATCTGAGATGTAGAATCAGCTAAGGATCCAGGTAAATTGTTGCCATTCGTTATTTCAACATTTGAATCATCAAGGGCTATTGTTGTTGAAATACCATCATTGTTAGTAATAACAAGAGATGAGTTAGCACCATCATCGTCAGTAAAAAATTCATTATGCAAATTTTCTGGGTCTAGGATTCTAAATACTGCCCTGCCATCTAAAACACGATCTGTAAATTGTACAGTATTGACGTACGTAAATTCTTTTAAGTTCATATAGTCGTAATATGACTTTAGAAGGTTCTGTAAATTAGCAGCAGATTCGAAAATCGCTGACGGCATTAGCTGATCAAGATTTAGATTTTCTTTGGTTTTCTTCCGTGAAGAAGTGGTAATTTCTATATATCCAGGACTCGATTCTTCTGAATAAGATTCTTCTTGTGTGTAAGATCGATCCGCCACTACGAATTCCTCGTAAATCTTGGAGTTGTTTCATAATCCACAGTACCGGATGAACCAGCCACAGCAATCGTATCGATCGCAGGATTAATATCAACTTGTAACGCATCAATTGAAATCAACTGGTCACGTTTAGGAGCCAAGTCTAACGAATTAGGAGTGACACCAAGTTGTATTTCAATATCAGCATCAGGCCGGAAAGTGTGTAATCTAAGCCTACCCCTCTCAACATCCATTATTCCAACATTAGGAAGCACCATTATTCTTTTACCTTTGATCTCTTTATAGATAAAGATTTTCCTCTCTTCCATATCACGAATAGGCGCATCAGCAAAATAGCAATCCTCACCATTAATCTTAAATGCTGTTGAATATAAGATATTATCTGTTGACTGGCCGGGAGAGTAATAAAAAGGAGCAGCATAAGTTAGATCGAAATCATTACCCCCAGCCGCTTTGGCTGATATACTTTTATACATGTACGGGATCACTGTGGAGTTGAGGATAGCTGGATCAGAATTATCAACCACTTTCAATAATTCAGAATGCCTAAAAACACCATCAAATCTGTTCAGGTTGTTATAGTCATAATCAGAAATACTGTCTCTTACAACTGAACTAAGTTCAACCGAAGATCTATCAGTGATGTTAGGATTATACTTAAACGCTACATATAATTTCAAATATGTATAATTTGGATCAACAATTGTTGGAACAATCGATACTACGTTTTTCCCTTTCAATATCACATCAGTTATTTGTGACTTTTCAACATCAGTTAATACTTCAGCCACGAGGGGTTTAATAGAGACAAACACCTTTCCGTAATCGGGTGGATCACTGTTCTCACCACCCCAGGCTGAAATAGAATCAATATTGGTAAATTGCGCTTGAATAATTGATCTATAATCATCTGCCGTTACTGCTCTATTTTGTGTTGTATAACTTAACGGTGCGTTATAGCGAATCGATTCCAATGTTTCTTTAATCGTTCCCCCTGACGCTGGGCTAAGTAATTTGATAGAGATTTCACTATATCCCCCGATGTTATCATTCATAGTAAAACTGTCAGCCCCATTCGCCTCACCCGCGTGTGAGTATACATAATTCAGTGTAATAATATTATCATTGGATGGTTTCTTACCAATAATCCCATCACCAAAAAATACTTCGTAATACCCAGAAGCGTTTTCTTGGAGATGATAAATTGTAGATGAAGGATTTATATTGAGGAGTGTTTCGAATGGTGTGTAGATAACAAACGAGCTTGAGTTTTCATTAGATTGAACACGAACTTCCATGGTTGATGTATCAACATCTTCATCTAAGATTTGGAATTTCTGATTTTCAATATCATTATCAACACGATATTTAATTGTTTTCCAACTACCTTCTCCTATTGGAACATCATTAAACGTATAGAAATTACCAACCTTAATGGCGGTTTGTTCTTCTAAAACGACGAACTGATATTCTTCTCCTGAGATATTAGTGCTCAATTTCGTGCCTGTTTTCAATGTTAATGAGGAAGGAGGATTAGGTTTCCCTGCAATATCTACTGTAATCTCAACTGATGCGCGAGGTGTTAGAATCGATCGTGGTGTATACCCCAGAAGCTTAGCTCTAGAAACTACATTTCCCCTGATTTGAGCAGAATCAAGGAAGGCTTCATTCAACGAATAATGAGCGGCCATAGCATTGTAATGTGTATTGTAAGCCAGGACATCTAATAGAATTGACAGACCACTTCCTTCAAAATCATAATCATTAAACTCTGACTGTGATTTCAGGTAGTTTTTTAGATTATTCTTGATTTGGTCAAAATCTAGCTCAGTGACATTTAGGTTAGTCGGCATCTATTTAATTCCTATTTTAATCTACGTAATTGTATTACGAGTTCTTGATTGGTGTCGAATGCTTTTATGTTATATAACACAGTGATTTGATATGTGTTTTCATTGCTCAGATCTTCAATTTCAATATCATACAAATCAACACGTGGTTCTTGTCGCTGTATAACTCGTTCAATATTACCCCGCAAAGCAATTTGTGTAACGTTATCTGCTGGTTCGAATAACAGTGAACGTAAATTCGCTCCAAGCATTGCACCAAACGGCCGTTCATAAAAATTCGATACTATCAGATTTCGTAAAGCACTCTTAACTGCTAGGTCGTCACGGAGTGGAATGATATCTTTCCGGACTGGGTGCAACGTCAGATTCAAATCCAAATCAGTATATTGTTTTGTCTTTGCAACAATTGAAGCCTTGCTGTTGCCACCTGATCTATCTGAAAGTGCTCTGCTCATGTATTATTTACCCGATCTTGTTTAGTGAAAGTTTTTATACTTATAGATATATTTATACAACCTTTTTCAATGAATGAATCATCTGGGCCCAAAGGTTACGGAACCACCGGATCACCGATGACTTTGCTGCTTATTCCTCCAGACACATGGTCACCTGCTGTACTTGTTCCACCAATATTGATGTCACCGCTTAGATTGATATCACCCGCCCAATTAGTAGTTGGTGTACTCACTGTGGTGGTCCCAGCAACAGTTATGTTTGCAGTTCCGTCTACTGTAACCGTACTATTTCCTACAATATGTATGCTATCATTCATGCCTACTGTCTTGTCACTATTACCATCAACAAATACTAGTTCGTTTTCTATAATATGTATGCTATTATTCTTGGCTATAACTTCATATTTACTTCCAACAGTACGACTAACCACGTCACCAGAAGGATGTATTTCCACAACAGTCCCTGACTTATGTTTAATACGAATCCGTTCGGCTGCCTCAGTATCATCTAATTCAATGACATGTCCTGACTCGGTTTGTTTCACATGGTTAAATGGATAAACCGCAGCATAAGGAGATGCGGGTTCAGTTATAGGCGCATCAGGTTCGAGCCGAGTAGGATCATCAACTCCTCTTACGAGTGTGTTTGTATCGATGTATTGCTCTTCATCCTGCTGTAGTAATGGAAAAACCCCGGCCGGATCCGAAAATCCTTTATCAACCGATGGTTTATCTTCATAAGATGACGCAATAGTACCAATGATTATAGGATCTTGTGCAGATGTGCCGTCACGAAAGAAGCCTATAACCCAAGAACCATTGAGCAATCCATGGTTTGATCCCACACCTGATATAGAAGATGATGTGTTAGGCATCATAACAGTCGCCCACGGGAGATCTTCTGTTTTAACTAATGATTTATTCTCTGTGTGATAGCCGAAACAGCGAACCCGGACACGGTTCATCTCTTCAGGGTCTAGTCTATCTTCAACTACACCCATCCACCATGTGAAGTTATTTGAGAATAAGAATTGATCGTCGTATCTGTTCATTATTTATCCATTGAAACTGTATACGAATCTTTCTGCACATCAAGATTCATTAAATACTCTGCGCTACTAAATTTATGTGTGATTGCTGTGATGATGTGATTGCCGGATAATACATTATCTTTTGGCTTTACATCCATCGCGCGGATATCAGTTGGCTTAAGAATATTGAGTTCGATCTTGTTCCCTACAGAGATATCTAAATCCCCTGGAAGAAGAAGATTTTGAGTAATCAAATCAAGGTTTTCAAGATGAGATTGTTTTGCCATAAGACCGCCGGGTAAGGGTGTATGATACGTTTTCACATCCCCGCCAAATGCCTTTTTGTTTGTCGCTATGAAATATTCAATTGAATCTGTAATCTCATCTATAGGAGTGTTGTTAATCTTAAAGTTTGTAGAATACGGCTTATTACTATTTAGCATATGTGTTCCATCATAGTTGTGTGTACTTTTAACATATGATTTTGTGGATACGTCCAGTGCATGAAGAGTACTACCGTAAGCCCCTTCACTTAATGAAGTCAGTTTTGATATGTTGAGATTCGATGAAATTGTTTTAATTTTGTTTTTTGTATCACGATACGATGCCTGTGTCAGCGGTAAGTTTTTATCATAGCGATTATAGTGGTATGTAGTGTAAACTTTTTCATCAATTAAATTCTTAAATGATTTGAATTTAATTCCATCTCTGGCTGATTCGTAGAAATAAAATTGTGATTTATTTTCAATTGCATTTCGCATCAACCAATTAATCGCTGTTAGGGGTCGCATTCTAGGATATATTCCTCGAATGATTGATGATGTTTCGGTTATATCAACACCGGACGGATCCATACCTAAATCACGGGTACAAATAGTTTCAACTAATTTACCGATACTGTTATTAAACGCACGTACTATTTTTTTAGTACTATTGATATACATATGCTCTGAAAAGCAAAGGAACTTATACACCACCAGTTCCGGTTTAACCCGCGCATAATCAAATATTTCAGCTATATACACTTCAAGCTCAAGAGAGTATTTAGTCTCTTCATTAGTTTGTTGTAATGACAGCGTAATCTTTTCATTACCCGTGATTAGTGCATCCTCAAGGAATGCTACACCATCAACCATATCAAACGTAATTTCGATAGAACTTGAGTAAATAGATTCAAATATTTCTATTCCAGCAACAGCATCTTTAATGTCGTAGTCTTCACCTGCATTAGTAGTGAGTGTAACACTCGTGATAATATAACTCGTCGGATTTACCGTATTAGAGCTACCTGCCGTGGTGGTTTGATGAAATCGTCTAACACTCATTCGTTAATCACTTGCTCATAGTTTTCCACAAACTTATTAATATATGCGGGATCAATTACTCTGATTTTAGATCGGGTCTCATTCATACGGAATAGGTTATGTCTATTCGTCATAAAGGAAATTTCATTATCAGGTGTGCCACCTCGAATGAACCCACCATTGAAGACCTGCCTCCGCTCTTCATCAGCTGTTTGGTAGTAATAATATGGAGCATCAATATACGGATAGATTCGATAGGCTTGCACACTATGTGTTGTTTTCTCACCGGATATCGTTTCTAAATTTTCAAATTCATTTGTACAATCTTGAACAATCAATTGATTCAAATCTATATTCTTTTTAGTCAGTGTACCAAACGCATTGGAATTAGCACCATGTATTGTCTCACCGAGTTCAAACTTTCCTGCTATAGAATCCCGTGTGACCCATTCATCTCCAGTTACATATGTTTTTGGATTAGTCGTGATAGCATAACCGTTATATTGTTGGTCCATATAGGATGCTAAGTTCTCTTGTGACATTGGCCAAACACCCAAACCATCATGGAGATACTCATTAACCAGAAAGAATGTCCAATAAAAGCTCGGGGTACCATACAGATTCATGCTAACGATATCCGGTCTCTCACCATTCAAGATTTCATAGTACTTGTACGACATCTCATTGTCAAGCATCTCCATCACTGGTGATGCAAATCTGTAAATATCTACAAAATCAGATTTGATACCATTGCGGAAGATGTCATATTCGATAGTAGGAAAAAGTTTGAAAAAACTCAATGTGATGTACCTCCTAGCCTAGTTCGCTGTTATTATTACCTTTTTGACGACTAAGTGCTTTAGTCTCGGAAAAGGATACGCTGAGTTTAGTTTCTACCGGTGCTCCATCTACATGGAACAGATTTGTAGATTCATTGTGTATCGTGGTTAAGCCTGTGAGATATGATTTATATATCATTGGCAAATACTTAGCTAGGCCAGTGCCAAAATAGAAGCCTATTTGAAAGATTGATGGATAAATAAGCGCTCTGTGGGATATAAATTATCTCTAAAGAAGTTTTCAATATTCTTTATCGTCGACGCTTCCGCGGGAGTTTCAGGAACAAAATTGAATTCGAATGAGAATGTTCTAATTCCTACAGAGTTAAACGAAGAGGTGACTTCAGGGTTAGCAACCCTCCTGGCCCTTAATGCTTCTTTTGCTGCCAATCCACTACCTATAGAACCACCAGCATCGCCCATCTTCTTCGTGACAATCGATTGCAGTCCTTTACTATCTTCTGTTTTACCGTCCTTTAGATTTTCTAGCATGTTTGCTACACCTAACTCTACTTCGCCGTATGAGGCTGAATCACTTGTTGTTATTCCATTTGGAAGATATAGATGTACTGATTTTCCATCAAGTTGTGGAGCTAGATTATTTTCAATCAGAAACCGGACTGTTGGCCGTTGTGAATCGTCGCGTATCGATTCTGGGAAAACTAATAGTTGCTTACTGCCCTGGCCACTAGAGGAGGAAGATCCACGGTGTTTACTTGATCTGCCACCGCGTACAACATCCCTGATTTCGCGTACATCATTCACTGCGTTGATAATGTTTCCTATAGACATATATGATTACCTTAAGTAAAGTATAAATAGTATTATTAATATATTTATACTACTTATTTATGCGAACATATAAAGGCAAGTTTACACCTAAAAATAAACACAAATATTCTGGTGACATTCCTAAGATTAGGTATCTTTCTCTGTGGGATATAAATTATCTCTAAAGAAGTTTTCAATATTCTTTATCGTCGACGCTTCCGCGGGAGTTTCAGGAACAAAATTGAATTCG